CCAGCTGCGCCGAAGTCGTCACTCGCCGCGATGGCCGCCGAGCTTGCGGGCGAGACGCCGCCGGCTGGCGATCCTCCCGCTGGCGACTCGCCGGCGCCTGCCGCTGACGGCCGGCCGGACTGGTGCGAGGAAAAATTTTGGAACGCCGAGACCAAGGAAGTGCGGGCCGACGCGCTCGCCAAGTCCTACACCGAATTGCAAAAGCGGTTTAAGGGCGGCGTCGACCTACCACCGAAAGAGCCCGGCGAGTATGCCGTCGAGCCGCTTGAGGGCGAGACTTGGAACCTTACCCCGGAAGCGGCCAAGCCCTTTCAGGAGTGGGCGCACGAACTAGGCTTGAACAACAAGCAATATAACGCCTTCCTACGCGAGCATTTAAGCGGCGTTACCGAGGCCGCCGATGGCGCGGTCGATGCGTTCGTGGCGCGCCAGGTGTCGGACACGCACGCGGCGCTGGTCGCCGCGCACGGCGGCGAAGCCGGCGCCAAGCGCATCAAAGCTGAATACTTCCGGGCCTTTCAGGCATTCGCCACGCCCGAAGAAATGGCCACGATCGAGACCATCCCCGACAACCCGGCGATCATCAACGTCATGGCCCGCGTGTGGGGCGCGATGAAGGAAGGCAAGCCACCGAACGCGAGCGCGCCGGTCGACGGCTTCGACACGCTGACGCAGGAGATCAACACGCTTTACAAGACGCCCGCCGGGCCGCTCATGAATGGCGACCACCCCGAGCACGCCGCCGCCGTCGCCAAGCGCGACAAGTGGCTGGCCGAGTGCGCCGCGCGCGGCATTCGCGATACGGTCTCCTATCGCCGGGACAAGCTCGGCGCCTAAGAATCCGCGCCGGCCGGTTGCCGGCAAGACAGAGAGAGCAGACAGATGGACGAGAACGAGCTTCAGAAAGAGTTTATCGACAAGGGCCTGACCGCCCCGCGCATCACGCCCGCCGACATTGACCGCGCGATCATTGCCGAGGCTTATTACGTGTTTCCCGGCACCACGTTGACCGTGGTATGCCTGACCCTGCTCAACGGCTTTACTGTCGTCGGCGAGTCGGCTTGCGCATCCCCGGAGAACTTCAACGCCGAGATCGGCCGCAAGCTCGCCCGCGAGCATGCGCGCAACAAGATATGGCAATTGGAGGGGTACCGCTTACGGTCGGCGCTCGCTTCGTCGCTCGCTGCCACCTGATCCCTGGGCGGTCCAAGCCCGGCGGTAAACCATCATCCGCCGCCGGGCTTGGCATTTTCCGCCAAGCTGTTCTAATCTATCCCCAGCGGCCAACCTGAAAAGGCCCGCGCGCTAGACTCATCACGCCAAGCAAGGCGGCCCGCTGCATAGCGGCCAACCGACAAGCCGGCACGCTTCAAACCGTGTTTGCATTATCGGAGGCCGCGCCATGTCGCAGCAGATCAGCGAAAACGTCGTACAGGCGTACTCGAATACTTTCTACGAAACCGGGCAGCAGATGACCGCCCGCTTTGCCCCGTTCGTTGTGAATGCGGGCGGCATCGTCGGTGCGTCCAAGGCCATGGAGCGCGTCGGCAAGGTCGATGCGTACGACATCACCAGCCGCCACGCCGATACGCGCTATGTGGAAACGCCGCACTCGCGTCGCTGGCTCGACCTGACCGACAAGGGCGCCGCCGAGCTCGTCGACGAAATGGACGAGATCCGCTTGCTGGCCGATCCGAAGTCGAAGTATCCGAAGATCATGGTTCAGGCGCTCAACCGCGCGAAAGATGATGTGATCTATGCGGCCATCCGTGGCACCGCCCGCACCGGCGGCGGCACGCAGGTTCTCCCGTCCGCGCAGAAGATTGCGGAAGGCGGCACCGGCTTGACCCTGGCGAAACTCTTGACCGCGAAGGAACTGCTCGACGCGGCCGAGATCGAGGCCGACGAGGGCCAGGACATGACCGGCCAGGGCCCGACCCCGAGCCGCGTGATCGCCTGCTCGTCCAAGCAGCTGACGAACCTTTACGGCACCACCGAGATCAAGAACATCGATTACAACAGCGTCAAGGCGCTGGCGGAAGGTCAGATCAATACCTTCCTCGGTTTTCGATTCATTCGCTCGGAGCGCCTTGCGAAGTCCGGCACGACTCGCTACGCGGTTGCCTGGTGTAAGCCGGCGGTCGCGCTCGGCATCGGCAAGGACATCGTGACCAGCATCGACACGCTGCCGACCAAGAACTATTCGGTTCAGGTCTACGCGCGCATGTCGATCGGTGCGGTGCGCCTCGAAGATGAGGGCGTCGTCGAGATCGGCTGCTTCGAATAATTCACGGCGGCGGGCTTGGCCCGCCCCCACCCTGAGAGGGAAAGACAATGGCAAATTTTCAGGCACAGCAGGCGATCAATCTGGCGTCGCCGCTTCTCAAGGCGCGTGTGGACCAGTCGCACGGCCGCATTCGTTTGTTCGAGTCGCTTTATGCGGCCCCGGCATCCGGCACCGCCCCTGCGATCGCAGACAAAATCATCTGGGGCACGCTGCCGATCGGCGCGGTGCTGCTGACGCACCTTGCACAGATGGCATGGAACACTGGTACCGCGTCCTGCACGCTCAACCTCGGCGACTCGTGCGTAGCGGCCAAGCATTTGGCGGCGACCGCGATCACCACCACCGGCACGGCGACCCCGTCCGTCGCGACGTTGATCAAGACGTGCGTTGCCGACGTGGAAAGCGGATCGTTCATCTTGTCGAACATCAAGGGCATGGGCGCCCTGACGGTGGGCGATCTGGTGACCGGCACCGGCATACCGGCGGCGTCGTACATCAGCGGTATCAACCTCGCGAACCGCACGGCGACGTTTACCAACCTTGCCGGCACCGCCGCGACCGCGACCAACGCGGCCGTGACCGTGACCAGCACCGGCCACCCCTACCGCTGTTCGGATAACTCGGCCAATGCCGCGAATGGCTACGTTTCCACCACCGACGATTGCACCCTGATCGGCACGGTTGCGGGCGCTCAGATCGCCAACAACCAGCAGATCCGGCTGATCATGCCGTATGTGACGGACTAACGCTGGATCTCTCCCCTGGGATACTCTAGCCCGGCCAAGTGCCGGGCTTTTTTTTGAGGGCAACCGATGGCCACGTCAGAGATCCAGATCTGCAGCAATGCGCGCCTCATGCTCGGCGCCTCGACAATCAATGCGTTTTCGGAGGACTCGAGCGGCCTTTGCGCGAACCTCTGGGACACCTGCCGGCAAGCGACCCTGCGCATGGCCAATTGGTCGGCCGCCCGCAAGCGCACGACACTGGCGCCGCTGGCCGTCACCGTCGCCGGGCAAGACTGGACATATGCGCTACAGCTGCCATCCGACTGGCTGCGCACGATCGGCCTCGGCGACCGCACCGCACCGATCGACTATGAGAAGGAGGGGCGCCTGCTGCTGTGCAATGACGCCGCGCCGGTGCTGCGCTACGTCTACGACAATCAGGACGTACCATCGTGGGATGCGCTGCTGACCGAGGCGTGCACCGTGCATATGGCGTGGCTGCTGGCCTACCCGATCACCGGCAGCAACACCAAGGCCGACGCACTCGCCTCGCAGCTGACTTCCCTATTGAAGCTCGCGCGCGGCGTCAACGCCTCCGAGGAACCGGGCGAGACCATGGGCGACCGCCCGCTGCTGACTTCCCGCTATGGCGACCGGCTGCGCTAATGGCCCGCACTGAAACCACGCAAAGCGCCTTTGCCGCCGGTGAGTGGTCGCCGCTCATGCTCGGCCGTACCGATCTGCCGCGCTTCCAGCAGTGCTGCGCCGAGCTAGAAAACGCGCTCGTGTTGGTCCAGGGCGGCGCCACGCGGCGCTGGGGAACGCGCTATATCGCGCCGGCCAAGTTCCCCGACAAGCAAGTGCGCCTGATGGCGTTTCGCTTCTCCGTGACGCAAGCGTACGTGCTGGAACTCGGCGATCTCTATGCCCGGTTTTATACGCAATCCTCCCGCATCGAGTCGCCGCCCGGCACGCCGATCGAAGCGGTCACGCCGTGGACCGAGGCCATGCTGCCCGATCTTGAGTGGGTGCAGTACGGCGACACGGCGATCGTGGTGCATCCGTCGGTCGTGCCGTATCGCATCGTGCGGATCACTAGCACGCAGTGGAAGATCCAAGCCGCGCCGTTCATCGTCTACCCGTCGGCCGAGTCCGGCTTGAGCCCGGCCACGACGGCGACGCTATCGGCCGCCAGCGGCGCCATCACGATCACCAGCGGCGTGGCCGCCTTCCTAAATGCCGACGTTGGGCGCACCGTCATCGCCGACATTGGCGAGGCCGTGATCACCGGCTTTACCTCGACGACGCAGGTCAACGCGACCGCGACCGGCTTCCAGGCGACGGCCTACGCTTCGGGCGAGTGGACGATCACGGAGTCGCCGAAAACGACGCTGACGCTGACCGCTATCACCAACAAGAAGAACGGCGCCGCCACGCTGACGCTGGGCGCCGCCGGCTGGCGCGCGGGCGATGTGGGCTCATATGTCGGCGTCGAAGATGGGTTGATCCAGATCACCGGCTTCACCTCGACGACAGTCGTAAGCGGGCGTGTGCGCGAAGTGTGCAAGAGCGGCACCGCGGCGGGCGATGTGATCGCCTCCGAGTCGTGGACGCTTGAGCCCAAGACGTGGAGCACCGCCCGCGGCTACCCGCGCGCCGTGGCGCTGCATGAACAGCGCCTCATGTTCGGCGGCACGGTCTCGGAGCCGGTGCGCCTGTGGTCGTCGGCGACGGGCTTGATCTATGACCTATCGCGCGGCGTGCGCGACGCGGCGGGGTTCTATCAGGACTTTTTCGCCTACGACATGTCGTCAATCATGCACCTGGTGAGCGCCCCGACGACGTTGCTCGCATTGACGGGCTCGGCCGAAATGACCGCCGGCACCGGCAGCGACGACGCCATGACGCCGACCAATATCCGCCCGCGTACCGGCGCGCTCAATGGCGCGTCGGCCTGTCGGCCGCTGTTCGTCAACAACGATCTCATCTACGCGCAGGACGGCGGCACCAAGATCCGGGCGCTGGCGTGGCAGCAGACGGAAAACGCGCTTTGGTCGCCGGATATATCCTGGGAGTCCGAGCACCTATTGCAAGCTGGCGTCACGGAACTCGCCTATACCAAGCGCCCGCACCCACAGCTGTACGGCATTCGCAGCGACGGCGTGCTGGTGGCGTGCGGCCTCTACCGGCAGACCGGCATCCTTGAGCATGACGTGCTCGGCTGGTCGCGACAGACGACGCAAGGCGGCTTCATCAGCTGCGCGACTATCCCCTATGGCACAGAGGATCAATTGTGGCTCGCCGTGCAGCGTACCGTCGGCGGC